AGCAGCTCGGCGAACACCAGCGCCGCCTCAAGACCGATCTGGCTTCCGCCAATACCCAGCTCGACCAGCAGCGCGCCAAGCTGGGCCAACTGGCCGACCAGCAAAAGCGCCTCAACCAGGTCAAGGCGAACTATGACAAGACCATGTCGATGCGCGGCACCATGGCGGGCTATGGTGCCGCAGGCATGGCAACCGGTGCTGCGGCCATCTACAAGGGCACCAACATCGCCAGCAAGGCCATGGGCTTTGATGTCGACATGTCCAAGGTGCAGGCGATCACCAGGCTGGACAAAGGCAGCAGCGAACTGGCCGCCTTGCGGGCTCAGGCCCGGGAGCTCGGCGCCAATACCGCCTTCACGGCGGGCGAAGCGGCACAGGGCCAGGGCTTCCTCGCCATGGCTGGCTTTACACCCAAGGCGATCCGTGACGCCATGCCTGGGGTGCTCGACATCGCCAAGGCCGGGGGCGTCGAAATTGCCGCCGCAGCGGATATCGGCTCCAACATCCTGACCGGCTTCAAGCTGCCGGCAAACCAGATGACCCGACTCGGGGATGTGATGGTCGGCACCTTCACCCGCGCCAACGTCGATTTGCAGATGCTGGGGGAAACCATGAAGTACGTGGGCCCGGTAGCGGCGGGCCTTGGCGTGGACCTTGAAACTGCCTCCGCCATGGCGGGCAAGCTGGGGGATGCCGGTATCCAAGGCAGCATGGGCGGTACCGCCATGCGGGCCATTCTCGGCCGCCTCGCGGCGCCCCCCAAGGCCGCACATGACGCGCTCGCCGCCCTGAACGTGAAGACCGCCGATGCCGCCGGTAACCTGCGCGCCCTGCCCGATATTCTCGACGAGCTCTACAAGAAGACCAGCAAGATGGGGGACACCACCCGATCGGGCTACTTCAAGGCCATCGCCGGTGAGGAAGCCTTCGCCGCTCTGGCCGTACTGACCGAACAGGCGGGATCCGGCAAGCTGCAGGAGCTCATCGCCACCTTGAAGCAATCCCAAGGCGAAGCGGGCAAGGTCGCCAAGGTCATGGCTGATAACGCCATCGGTGATCTGGATAACCTCACCTCCGCGTGGGATGACGTGGGCATCCAGATGATGGAGACCGAGAACGGACCGATGCGCGGGATCATCCAGCGCATCACCGAGATTATCCAGGTCACCGGCAACTGGATGCGGGCCAACCCTGAACTCACTTCCACCCTGACCCGCATCGCGGCCGTGACAGCCGTGGCCGCCGCCGCTGGCGGTTCACTGCTGCTGATTGTTGCTGGCCTGCTGGGCCCGCTGGCGGCCATCAAAATGGGGATGTCGATGCTGCTGGTCTATGGGAGCCCCCTGCTGACCTTCATCAAGGCACTGACCATGGGCATGGTCAGGCTCGGCATCGCCATGCTCACCAACCCCATTGGCTGGTTCATCATGGGCATTGTGGCCATCGCCGCCGGGGCTTACCTGCTCTACAAAAACTGGGATGGCGTCGCCGCATGGTTCAGCGGATTGTGGGCGCAGTGTCAGGCCCCTGCGCTCGCCTTCTGGGAGCTCCTGAAAGAACTATTCTCATGGACCCCCATCGGCATGCTGACTATGCACTGGGGTGAGATCTGGGCCTTCTTCGACACCTTGCCAGCGGGGGCGGCCAACAAGGGCAAGGCCATCGTCGACGGTCTGATTGGTGGCATCACTGCAAAGTGGGAGAGCCTGAAAGCCAAGATAAAGGCCCTCACCGACCTGCTGCCGGACTGGATGAAAGGGGGTGGCTCGGTCACGGCCAACGTCAACCCGTCAGGCTACCTCACCGGCAACTACAACACTCCCGCCATGGCCGGGGGATCCGGCTACGGTCCGCGCATCGTGACGCCGCCGCGCCCAGTCGCCAGAGGCAGCACCACCACCGAGATCAACGCCCCTATCCACATCGTCCAGCAACCGGGGCAATCCGGCGCGGATGTGGCGCAAGAGGTGCGCCGCGAACTGGACAGACGCGAGCGGCAGGCCGCTGCCAATGGCCGCGCCTCCCTGACCGACCGCAACTAAGGAGCAACAGCCATGATGATGACCCTGGGCTGGTTCGTGTTTATGCGCTCGACCCTCGCCCCCCTCTCACAACAAGACGAACGGGCATGGCGCCATCCGGGCAATAACCGGATCGGTGCTCGCCCTGCCTATCAGTTCCTCGGCCCAGATGATGAAACCACCACCCTGAGCGGGGTGCTGCTGCCCGAAGTGACCGGCGGCCCCGTCTCCCTCGACTTGCTCAACAATATGGCTGACAGCGGTCAGGCTTTCCCGCTGATCCAGGGCGATGGCGTCATGCGTGGGTCATTCGTGATCGAGGGCATCAGCACCACCCGCAGCGAGTTTTTCAGCGATGGCACCGCCCGTAAAATCGAGTTCACCATCAAGCTCAAGCGGGTCGATGACAACGACAGATCCCTTGTCCAAACCCTGCTGGGCCGCACTGCGGGCAACCTCTTTGGCCGCCTGGGCCTGGGCAAGCTGGTCGGCAGTATCGGCAACAAGCTCGGGGGGCTTCTCTGATGGGGGCATTCGACCAGTTCGGCACGCGATTGGCCGAAAACTTGGGGCTGACCAATCCGCTCGACGCCTTGCGCCAAGGCCACCCGGTACCGGCTTACCAGGTACTGGTCGACGGCAAAGACATCTCGGCCGCCATCAGGCCGCGCCTGATGTCGATGACCATCACCGACAACCGGGGCTTCACCGCCGACACCATCGAGATCACCCTCGATGACAGCGACGGCCAGCTCGATATGCCACGCCGGGGCGCTACCCTGCGCGCCCTCATTGGCTGGCAAGGCCAGGCCTTAGTCGACAAGGGCACCTACAAAATCGACGAGGTGGAGCACGGCGGGGCCCCGGATGTGCTCACCATACGGGGCAAGTCAGCCGACCTGCGCGGCGGCATGAACAAGCTGCGTGAGCAAAGTTGGCACCAGACAACCGTCAGCGGCATCGTCAGCCAGGTCGCCGCCCGCTACCAACTCACTCCCTGCGTGGGTGACTCACTCAAGGGCCAGCTGATCGACCACATCGACCAGGCCAACGAGAGCGATCTCGCCTTCCTCACCCGCCTGGCTGGTCAGTGCGATGGCATTGCCACCGTCAAGAATGGCCGCCTGCTGTTTATCAAAGCAGGCCAGGGAACCACCGTCAGCGGTCAGCCTCTGCCGGCCATCACCATCACCCGTCGGGATGGCGATCAACACCGCTTCTCGGTTGCCGACCGGGATGCCTACACCGGCGTGACCGCCTACTGGCAAGACAACAAGGAGGCGGAAAAGAAGCGAGTCGAGGTGAAGCGCAAAAAGAAGAGCAAGCCATCGCCGGAACGGCCCTTGCCCCCGGGGGTCATGGTCAACAAGCAAGAGAACGAACTGCTGGTCGGTAGCAGCGAGAACGTCAAAGAGCTACGGCATGTCTATGCCAGCCAGGCAAATGCCATGCGGGCCGCCCGGGCTGAGTGGGAGAAGCTGCAACGCGGCGTGGCCGACTTCCAAATCACCCTGGCGATGGGACGCCCTGAACTCTACCCGGAGCAACCCACCACCGTCAGAGGGTTCAAGCCCCAGATTGACGAGGCCGACTGGCTGCTCACCCAGGTGGTGCACGACCTCACCAACCAGGGCTATACCAACCGCATCCAACTCGAAGTGAAGCTTGAAGAACTACCGGAGTAACAAGGTCATTCATCCTGCACCATAGAGAAAAGGAACGCAAAACAGCCCCATTTGAAGCCCTTTCGGTTCAGTCAAGTTAACCAATCTACCTCTCATTTTTGAACTGTGGTTGTTCAAAGTTACATCGGGCTGCCTTGATTATTTCTAGGGGTAAGGGATATACTCAAGATAACAAATAAAGTTATATACAGGTTATCAACAGACGCTGTGAGTAACCACTTTCGCCAAGCCCCGCTTAAAAGTGGGGTTTTGTGCCTCTAAAAACGCATATCAAACTACATATAGTGCAATACTTATAAAGTGACCACTATATGTTGTGCACAAGAACGGTGCAAAGACACCGATAGAGCCCCTGTATGTACCTACAGCAGGGAGCACTAACCACTAGGTCTGAAAGCTGTGGAATGTGCAGAGGAGGGTTGGATCATGTCAGATTTCATCAAATACTATTTATTACGCTTAGATAGGGCTCCGGTTGACAACCTTGCTAAGGTCATCGCAGCCAACAACACTAAAGTCATCGTATCTAAAGATGGCGTAGTATCCATGAACATGGAAAACCCGGACGTTCAGCAAGATTTGGTTGATCTGATCAAAGGATTCAAGGACATCTCTACTGAACCGCCTAGGTCAAGGAGTCATGCGAATTAAATGGCCCCGATTTACATTGCTATCGCCTTAATTTGTGGGTACATCTTCGCAAGCAGGTCTCCAAAAACTCGATATAGATATAAGCGTTCCAATGGATGGGACGCTTATTTTTATGTGGCATCTTGGGGTGGAGTATTCCTAGTCGCAGGATGGTTTGTGACATCTGGGATGAGCTACTTTGGCCTACTAAGGTGGATTGCCAATACATTAGGGTTTGTTAAACAAGATATTGAGAAGCTAGTGCCTGTCGAAAAGGCCTTGATTAACTATGAGGTATTGAAGACCTTTGCTTGGATCGCGGTATCAACAGCGATTGCAGGTGCCTGTGGTATGCTCAGTCGCTACCGCTTTAATGACCCAATAACTAGGGCTAACTGGTTGAGCCAGAACGTCCGCCACAGCCCAGAAGAAAGTCTACTAGTTTACGCAGCCTCCACCCGCTTCCCACTCGTGGTCACGCTATCTAGCCGTAAGGTTTACATTGGTGTTTTAACCATGCCGGCCTTAGAGAACGGGTCTGTTGAATACATTGAACTCCTCCCAATCATGAGCGGGTTCAGGGATAAAGATGAGTTGACCCTGCATCTTACAACCAACTACCACGATCATTACTCTAAACGCGGCTTGCTTTCAGGCATCCCAATGGGCCCAAACACACTATCAATAAACTCATTCCGAGTAGTGATACCAGCCAAAGAAATCGAAAGTATGTCCCTCTTTGATAAAGATACATACAACGATTTCAAAGCCCAAGAAGAGCAGGCCAAAATAGACAAAAGCAATGCTTTGACTACCCAGGCAGATAACGTATTGATCTAAAAGGTGGTGGGATTGAGGTGTAAGAAGACAGGAAAACAATATCTTCCTGTCTTCTTCATTGAGGTGACTCGAGAAATCTGATGGAAAGCGCAACGGATCTACGCTCTGCCGCCACTCTCGATCATCAAATCCCCTGCCGCCACTTTGCCGCCACCGAGACCATCATCACCTCAGCGAACAACAATAAACTGTTGATTTACATCAAATAAAATAACCAATAAACCAGCGCACCAAAGAGCATAGAACTTTTTTGGCATGCTATCGATCTCAACGAGTTATAAAGCAATCACTTATGAGGCGAGAACCCGGCAAAGAGACGGGTTCAGGTCAATTCTGGCACCCCGTTTCCCGAATTTTGCTTGCACTTTT